TCAGCCAAAAAACTCCTTCAAACTAGTTACTGCAGTTTTAGAATCATTATCTTCAGGATGAATTTCATTTAATTTCTTTCTTGATGCAGGGCTAAGACCTAATTCTTTTCCAATAGAATTTAACTGATTAAGAGCAGTAGTCATTGTCTGCACGGCTGGATTCTTAGCGTAACCTGTAAAATCTTGAGCTACGACAGTCCCATCCACAGGAGAGAGTAGAGTCTTATATTTAGGTCTTTGAATACCCTCTTTTAAGATAGTTGCATTAGCTTTTCTATAAACTTCATAAGCACTGCAATACTGTGCAACCAAATACTGATCTGCGCGGATCGTTTTGCCATTTTCATTTAAAAACGGTGCTAAATAGCGCCACATTGCTTTGCCAATTGATCCCAGATATTCCGGTGCTTTTTTAGGTAATTTCGGCTGATTTAAAGAACCTTTCAAAGACTTTCACCCCCCTATTAAGAAATTTTGAAATTTTAGTCTTTGACACAAGCGAGCGGCACTGATGCGGCTCCCTGACCGCAAAAATACGGGGCGGGGGCTTTTTAAAATTTATTCATGTGTAATCACATTCATAAAAATAAAATTGCTCAGAAGCTAATTATTTAGCTTCTATAGTATGTTCATTACGCAATCTATTAAATAAGTTAGCGATCAATTTAATATCAGTTACCGCCGGATTATTTGTCGGTTTACCATGCAATCCAGTGCCATAGTATTTTTCTTCAAATCTAGTTTTCCAGTAGTGACATTTCTGACAACACGTGACAAGATTTTTTAAATCTTTCATGTGATCAGGGAATCTCTCTACTGGCAAGACGTGATCTATCACATTACCCTCTTTAACTTTGCCTAGTGCTTTACAGTACTGACATAGGCTGTAGTCACGTTTAAGAACTATAAGCCGCATATCTTTCCATTGTTTAGAATGATAAAACTTATTCTGCTCTGCTTTAATTGGATTCCGATTGCGAACTACTTTGTTGTAATATCTTTGTCTTGCTGAATTGTTATATCTATGGAATCGATAAAAGTTATTACATTTCTGTAATTCTGCTTCATGTGCAATATGTTTTCTGCAGTAATGATTTGGAACATAGGCAAAATTATGGCAGCCTGGATAACGGCAGCGTCTGATTCGTGGCATAAGATCACCTCTTTTTTTGAGCAAAACAAAAAGCCGATTGCTCGGCTTATGTTTGCACGCTCGCTATGTATTCATAAATAATATGCGGTAATGTTTGATTATAGGTCATCGCATGCTATGGAACAGCATCAATTGAAATACGACAGTTAATAAATACAGCTGTTCCTAAACATGATCACGGATTCGAACCGTGACCATGCGAAGAAAAACCTAAGATAGTTTGTCGAACTTCATTCACTTTTCGACACTATCAATTATGCACCAAATTCCACCGATCGATCTCCGATGAAAGTCCGCACAGTTTCCGATAGAATTCCGATTCATGCATAAACACGAAGGTCAATGAGATTGTCATCATCCACATTGCATTGCTGTTGATAGTAATCGTATGCATCAGCAAACTCAAGCAATGAATCAGGTTTGATGCGGTTATAATACTGCGACTTTTCATAAGGTAACATTCTAATGATTTGTTCTTGATCATAACAATAAATATAGTTATCTATTAATACAGTCTTATGTAGTTCTGTACAACTATAAATACTCTTATATATAGCCTTTATTACCTGTTCAATAGATAAAGCACTAACTATCGATGTTTCAGCATAGTTATTACCAGTACTATGGCTTGGTGCCCACGATAACTTAGGACTAGATAATTCTATTAGATCGTGCCCACATCTTCGCAATAACCTAGGCAACTGCTTAGACAGAAATCGATCAACACTATTAGCAGTAGCAGAATAATTTATCTCAGCAAATAAATTCAAAATAACCAACTCCATATAATAGATATATATAACAATTCGTAATACATCTATTATACTTCATAATTAATAGCTATCGATATACCGTTTAATTGCTTTGGTTGCAATCATTGACATTGGTTCATTCAATCTATCAGCATAATCTTTCAATTCTTCATAAGTATTTGCGTCAATTGTAACTTCCATATAATTTTCCTTTCTATTAATACCCGTAGCCAACTAAACCATCCTCCACAATTTTTAATGCATCATCAGTGTTTCGTGCAATTCCGTGAATAATATTGAATTTCATTAGCATTTTGTGAAAAGCTATTTGATCAGGACGAGGTTTACCAGTAGCATTCTTGACTTCAATATAAAAAGCTTGATGATCCCAATCACGCCAGCCATGCAAGTCAGGATAGCCAGACGGCAAGCCTGTAGTAAAAAATCTACCATCAGGCGTTCTAATTTTACCGACATTAGCACGGAATATATGGCAATGATGTTGTGAGACAACTAATTCAATTTTCTTTTGTATGCTGTGTTCACTTTCCATTGATAAAACCTTTCGTATTAAAAATTGCGTCTGATTCATTAGACATTTTCATCAGCAATTTCATATCATCTATGCTCGTGTGTTTTTTCTGTAAGATTAACTGTGACGCTTTAAGTGGATAAAAATCATCTATAAAGTCATCACCCCAGACACCATTCTTTTTGACTGGAAAGAAATATTCATTAGCCACTTCATCATAAAGTAAGGAATCCGGATAAATTTTTCGTCCATTTTTGTCATGAAAAATAGCCTTTTTATTATTTAACATAGTTATTGTCCTCCAGGTTATGAATTCTCTTTGCAAGAATTACAATTGATTCCCACATGAAATTATCTTGTGCATTAGATTTGCGCTGTACAGCTTCAGTTAAGTCTTCATTTGCCTGAACTTCTTTTAATAAAGAGTCAAACAAATCATTGCTTTTATGAATTTCTTTTATAACTTGTTGGTTAGATTTTTGATTTTGAATATTAGAAGCAATGCCAGCCAGAATTAAAACACCGTAAATTATTACGCAAATGATGCAAATAATGTCACTAGCATTCATTACCTATCACTCTTGACTAACTTTGGTTTATTATCGGTTTCAGATTTATCATCTGCATCTGTCTCGGGAACAAGTTCCTGTTGATCAGCTTCTAGGCTTACTTGAACTCCATTACCATCAAAGGCAATATCTTTCAACTTATTCAAGTTAATCTTGTGAGTAAGCAAGTCCGCATCTAATTGCAAAATGACTTTGTTACCATTAACTTTAAAATTATTTGTTGTTGCTTGAAATTTAATTGTTTTTCCTGTCATTTTTATTATCTCCTGTTAACTAAGCATTAAATATGTAAACGATATACTGGTCCAAATAAACATAAGGAAATCTAATTTTTCATTTTTAAAACAAAAAGAAATTAAGACTATTAACCAGTTCATTAAAATTAATGTTAAATTGAAATATTGTTTTGCTGTCATTTATAACCAATCAGTTACTTCGTACTTTGTATTCTCATCCAATTTTCGCCCGCAATTAGGACAATGCTTTACAGGATAAGATAAGCCATTAATTACTAAGTACCATTTGCCATCCATTTGATTTAGGTTAACGTGAAATCTATTCATTTTTGGAGCATATAAATCTGGTCCTTTATGAAAAGCATCTAATGTACTGCAAAGATAGCAATTATTTGAAACTGATGTCATTTGTCTTCAACTCTTTTCATTAGTTCCTTCGGTGGTCGATTATATGTAACATATTCACATTTTGTACAAATATAATAACCGCTAAGGCTAAACAGCGATGTTTTATATACATAACTGTGATGACAGAATAATTGCTTAAAAAAATAGTTTTACTCTGTAAAATAAATCAATAATCATTTGTCTAACTTTCTACCACACATAGGACAGTATTGGATTTTTTTTGTTTCATTTGCCCAACCAACTTCAAAATCACAATCCATATTGAAAGAGTCACCATCAATATACAAACTTCCATTTTTGTATCTATCTATAGCTGTATATCCATCTTCATATGTACCTTCAAATGAAATAATTGGTTTTTTATTATTACAAAATTCACATTTTGATTTATCATTCATTTTTCATGCTCCTTTTCAATTTCTTCATGTGCGCTTAATTTTATCCCACACATAGGACAATAATTAATTTCTGTATCGGTTTTTTCTTTAGAAGATCTACCATCAACATGAATTTTTCTATCATTGCCTACATAAACAAATTTAAATCCCTGACGATTTTCAGGATAAGCTACTAAAGTAGCTCGGTTCATACTTTCAAAATTACAGTAGTCACATTTTTCTTTAGTCATTTGTTAGACCTCCATTAATCAGTAATTACAATGTATGCATTTACTTTTTCGACGTGGTTGTAACTTTTCTTTAAGTCCTTAGCAACTTCTTCAGGTGAATCAAAGAATCCTGCCCAAACTTTTGTTTCATTGCCACTACTATTATGTATAATTACAGCAATACAACGATCTTGGCCATAACGAACATCATAAAAAGCCGAGATTCTAAGCAGGTTATATTCATCTGGATTATCTTCCCAACACATTAAAATATCGCCATACTTGTAATCCTCATTAGTTTTCTTCGTTCTTTTATCAATTACTTTCATTTCCATACTCCTTTATGTACTCCTGAGGCAACATACCATATTCATTAAAGAACTTACCACATAGAGCAAGATCTGATCTTACACAGTAATCTGTAGCCATTATGCGTCTAGCTTCTTCAAGACCCAATTTAATATCACGTCCGTTTTCATCTTTCATTTTTATGCTCCTTTTGTGTTTCTTTTAAAAATTCTTTTTTCGCTTCATTTGTCAAAAATTTAAGCGTTAGTATAGTAGCATTTAAGCTTAAATAAAGCTTTCTGGTATTAACTTTATGTCCTTTGTTCCAATGCTGTTGTTGTCTTTTAACATCACTTAATTCAGATTCAACAGTTTTAATTCCTTCATTAAATAACTCTTTATCAATCATTTTCATGCTCCTTTGTTTAAAGTGACTTCCACAATCGAATGGATCGTAGTGAATTTCAGCACCGTCACTAGAATGCATTTAATTATTTAGTTTTTTAGATACTATATATCTTCTAACTTAATATTTTGTGCTTTCATGATTTTATGAATAAAATCAATCGCTTCTTGTTTAGTAGGAAATTTTAAGTTATCAGTGCCCATTAAATAAGACGTAGGAACATTAAAATATTCAGCTAATTTATTCCATGTCTCTAATTTAGGTTCTCGTTTGCCTGTTTCGTAACGTGAAATAGTATTAGTGGCTAAATTCATATCTTTGCCGACTTGTTCAAGTGATAAGCCTTTTTTTAATCGCTCTTCTCTTAATCTATTCATAACTATCACCTACAAAATAAGGATTCATACAATAAGGGCAACATTTAATTTCTTCTCTAGCTGTACCAGATTCAGGAATAAATACACCACCACATCTAGAACAAATCATGTAGCCTTTCAAGTAGTCCACGGACACATTAAAGAAATTTGCTAGAGCTTGCCACGTGGGTTCTTTAGGTTCACGGCTACCATTTTCATACCTGCTTAGAGTTCCTTTTGGCAAACCGACCTGTTTTCCTAACTTAACTAGAGTCATATTCTTATCTTTTCTAAGTTGCTTAATTCTGTTCATATAATTTATTCCTTTTTTTCTAAAAGTGATAGTTCTAAGTGATAGTTGAAACAAGCTTAAACCCTTGGGGCTGTAAGCAAAGTGATAGTAAGTGATAGTTCCCTTTATATTTCTTTTATATAAGAAAAGAAAAGAAAAAATAATATAAATAGTAAAAAAATCCAAAACTATCACTAAAATTGCTTTAAATCCTTGTGGCTCTAGGCTTAAAGTGTCACTTCAAACTATCACTTAGTGTCACTTATGTATCACTCAATTCCATTGAAAACGAGTGTCTTGCTTAATTCGAATACCTTCATAAACTTTGTAACCATCTTTAACTTTTCGATGAAATTTCTTATTCATTTCTTTACCAAAACGAGTAAGCGTCATCTTGTATTCATTAGCATCCGCAGCCCAATTTTTGTAGGAATCATATAACTCTCCACTCTTAGCTGTGAAGCTAGGGCCAAGTTCACAACAGTCGTTCACAAAACCAGATAAAACATCCATTTCTTCACGATATTTTTGTGAAGCATTCTTAATCCGTTCAGGTATTTGCAAGCCTTCAACCTGCCACATGATCGCACCTTCAACAATCCAGTTAAGGATGCCCATACTTTCAGCTTCAAGTTTGTATTTTAAATTGCGATCAATTTTATCTTTAGGAACCTGGTATTCAAATGGAATCAAAATCAGTCTTCTCCAAATACCTTCATCAGTACCACGAATTAACGGCTTGTGGTTGGTAGCCATCCAGATCTTATAGCTTGGTGTATATTCGAATTCTTTCCCATATTGTTGACGGGCTACGATTCTATCTCCACCAGTTAGCTGTTTAACTAACCCTTCATCAAGACGTTGCCCTTCATTAGCTTCAGAACTTATAACCATTCGGCTGCCTTCCAAACGCGCGATGTCTGAGTTAGCACCGTTTGAGTTGTACTTAGTCATAATAGATGAAACGTTCATTGTTTTTGCATAACCACCAGCGACATCTTGAATTGTGTCTAACAGAACCGATTTACCATTGCGACCATTACCATAAGGGATGAACATTACTTGCTCTTTGGTTGAACCAGTAAATGAATAGCCAATAGCTTTTTGAACATAATGGATTACTTCTTCATCATTTTGAAAAATCTGTTTCAAAAATTTACGCCAATTTGGTGAGTCGATTGTATCTGAATATTCTGATCCGGTTTCAGCAGTAAACATTTTACTAATATCGTGTGGATGCAGTTTGCCATTTGTAAGGTCAACATAGCCACTTGGAGTATTTAGCAGCATGTCTTCTTGATTCCACATTGAGTGAGTAACAGGCAAACGGTGCTGAAGTTCTTTGACTAAATCAACTTTTGCTTTGTGACTACGCTCATGATTTACGAATTTGTTCCAGGAATTAAGGATTTTAGTCTGTTCTTTTTCCGGCAAAGATGGATCAATTTTGGGTCTATCTTTAGCTAAATCCTTAATCACACGGTCTGCAGCAGTTTCAATATAGCCTTTTGTGTCTGGTGACCAATACGAGCCATTATAGATGTACCATTCCTTATCAACGTATGAATACAAGAAGTTTTTGCCGTACTTGTCAATGAATCTTTCTGCCATCCCCATATCGTCTTGAGTATAGTGTTTTGGCTTTAACTTCTTTTCATTGAAGCTAAAAATATAATTACCAGTATTTTCAGAATTTGGACTATATACATTAGTTGTTTCATTGATTGCTTTTTGCAGTGTCCGTTGGCCATAAGTGGTAGCACCGTCTTGACGGTCCCATTTATCACGAATTAAACTTGAATTTCTAAAAATCTGATCCATTTTGTGGATGTCACGTCCACACCAGAACGCTAAGTCATTGGCAAACGCCATATCAGCTTCAGACTGAGAATTGTAAAATTGTTCCCAACCGCCTTGCATAAATAAAGTAAATCTTTTACCTGATTTTGGTGATTCTTCAGCACGTTTAATAATTTCAGCAACTGATAGATCAATCGTTTCGTCATCATTGATTTCGGGATGCAACGGTGTAACTTTATCTTTACCAAAACAGAATTCATAAAGTTTGGTCATTGCCGGTTCATCAAGTGACTTTATGACTGGTTTTCCAATCGTATTACCAGTAAGAGCGAAGAAACGTCCAGACTCATACATCTCATAGTTTCCATGTCTTCTATGTTTGCCTGGAATTTTGCCTTTGAAAATTGCATGAATTCCTGTACCGGATTGTGAGACTTCCATATAGGAGCCATGGGTTAAAGATTTAAAACGATTAACTAAATTATTTTCGTCTGTATCTCCCTCTTCATAATCAGTGAGATCACCATCAATATGGTCAATATCTAAACCTACAAAACCATTTGCAAAATAGAATGCTAGTCCATCTGCTTGAGGATATTTTTTTAATGCTCTTAGTGCTGTTTCAAAATCAGACCAAGTTTTTTGATCGTTGGATTTACCTGCACCAAAGTTATAAGGATTTTTAGGAATCTTAGTATATTTTTGTCGTTCGGGTAGCCATTTTAATTTAAAAAGTCCCCATTGCTTAAGATTTATTAATTCATCGGGAACAGATGAATAATTTGTAAATTTGGCCATTTAAATCATCCTTAAAAGGGCAGATCATTATCATTGATTTCCGTCTCACTACCATGGTTACCTTGGAATGGATCTGATTGCTTAGCTTGTGATCCTTGAAGTGGATATTTAGTAGGTCCCCAAGTATTTACAAAGCAGCTATTCTGCTTACGTTTTTCGCCCTTATATTCATTATCATTAACACCAACTTGAACTCGAACGGTTCTGTTTTCACACATTCTCATAAAGTCATCTTGAGTCTTAATATCGGCACCATCAGGAATACCAACAGCTTTAGCAATATAGTTTAGATCTGATTGCTTATAAGAACCTGTATCATTACCATTAGCATCTTTAGCAGTCCACACTCTAACGAATAGATGTTGGCCATGATGTTTTGCATTAGTTTTAGCTAGTTCTGGAACTTTATCTAAGTCTTTGCGAACGATCATGTCAAAAACCATACATTCATGACCACCAGGAGAAGCATCACCTTTAACTGTGTTAATGCCCATCTCATAGGTACCCGCACTTAAAATTGAAGTATCTACTGCTTTTTTATAATCTACGTTTAAAAATCCTGCCATTTTGTTATTCTCCTTTTATTCTTCTGTAATTGTTAATGATGCTTTAACAGGCTTAAGATAGTAGTCTGAATCATTAACTTGCTCCAAAAGCTCTTTTATCGTATCTGCAGGTTTACCGTTTACCAATCTATATAGTGAACCAGCAGTAACATCGTCAGCCAATGATACAAAGTAATATTTTAATTTTATGTCTTGACAAATCATTAACACATCTACTAACGAATTAGTTCTAGTTGTCACAAGTTTGAAAGTACTTCCTAATGAGTATTCTTTCTTGTTTGATGCAGTTTTATCAATAATTTCCATTTAATTCTCCTCATACATGATTAATGCTGATCTTCCATATTCAGTACCTGACATATTGGCAGCTAACGATACATTACTTTGATATTTAATATCGATAACTTGTTTATCTTTAATAAAATCATTGATTCTTTCTTCAAAGCCTGAATATTTACTTAATTCATCAATATCAATAACTTTTACTTTCATTTTTTAATCAATCCTCTCTTCTTAGCCTGAAAATATGCCCAACCTGGCTTATACCCGTGCAGCTTTCCATAAATAGCTAAATCTCTAAAACTAGTTAATTCTTCAGGCTTTTTAGTAGAGATATAGTTAATATGAATGTTTTGAGCTTTAATAACCTGCAATTCCTGTTCTTTCTTTTGCTTAATTTTTCTAATTTCTGCTGAAAAATCATGACCACATAAAGGACAAGTAATTAATTCTGCTCTAATCACACCAAAGCATTCAGGACAAGTTTTAATTGCTGGTCCATCAACAGTCTGTCCGTCTCTTTGTGGATGTTTAGAACGATCTTCCAACGTCCATTTTCTGTTAGCATCAGGTAATCCAAAGCGTTCAAAGTTACCAACTTGATCAATGATAATTGCACGTTTGCCAGATTGATATCTCATACATCTCATTGACTGCTGTAAATAAACTACAAGACTTTCAGTTGGTCTTAACAGAACTACACATGAACAATCAGGTACATTGAAGCCCTCAGAGACTAAATCAACGTTACAGAGGACTTTTATTCGTCCTTGCCTAAAACTATCCATGATTCTATTTCTCTCGTTAGAGGGCGTTTTAGCGTCTGCATGAACGGCACTAATTCCTGCATTTCTAAATTCTTGAGTTACAATTTTGCTGAAGCTAGTTGAGTGACAATAAATAATCGTTTTTCTATCTTTAGCGAACTTAAGCCAAGATTTTACGATATCACCATGAATAATGCTTTTTGTGAAATCATCCATTGATTTACTGGTATAATCACCCGTGCTGGACTTTTTTAGTAAGTCTTTATTCCCTAATTGATAGCCATAAACTGTAAATGGTGCTAGTTTGTGATGTTCAATTAGCCATTTAGTTGTTGGACCTTCAATCATTGCAGAATAAATATCTTTAAATCCTTTGCCGGATAATCTCCATGGACTTCCAGTAAAACCGAGTCTAGGGACATCATCATAGTAATCAAAGATTTTCAAGTATGTTTTAGCTCTTGAGTGCTGTGACTCATCCACAATTATTAAATTTGGTTTTGGAAGTATTTTTAATCTGTTAGCTACTTTGCCAACGGTCATAATTGTGCAATGGTTTAAATCAACGCCTTGCTGCTTAAAAGAATCTTTGATCTGCTTTACTAGTTCTTGGCGATGGACAAAGAATAATACATGGCCACCTTTTTCTACTGTTAATCTAGCAATTTCACTGATTACTACTGACTTACCTGATCCTGGAGGACTAACAATTAAAACGCCTTGATTTCCAGCTGCTAGAGCATTTCTAGCCTTATCAACTAAGTCTTGCTGATAATCAAATAATTGAAACATTTAATCATCTTGCTTATTAATTTTCTGCATCATCTTGATAAAATCACTGGCATTTCTGGTATGATCATTTTCTTGATCAATTTCTCGTTGAATATCTCTAACAAGACCAGCTAACACGATACCATGCCCATGATGCATTTGAATCTGGCTGCCATCATTATCTAACCCAATGATAATAAAATGCTTGATTTCGTTATTAGTAATCTTTAAGCAAGTTTCTGCAACTTTGTCTTCCATTTCTTTATCCAATTTCAAATCTTCGTTCATTTTTTCACTAAACATTATTTCTTCTCCTTAATCTTATCTACTGCTTTTTCAAGATCTGTCTTTTTAAATTTGAAAAAGTCTTCTGCTTTGCACCCTGGTCGGTCGTCTAAACGGTTTTTAGCGTAGGTGTCAATACTGCCTTGCATGATTAAACCACGCTCTCCTGACTGTGGCTTTTGGATCATACGGGCAACTACATCGCAATTACCCATTAAATAGTCACGCGGATTAGGTCTAGCATCTGGACCATATTGCATAAATTCTTGACCACTAGGATCAGTAATTTTGTTTTGTGTTTCCCAAGCTGTGACTAAGATATTAATGTTCCATTTAAAAACACCTGCAATAAATCTAACAAGGTAGGTTGTCCATTCGTTATAATCTGACATCTTATTGTCTAAGCCTGTCTTTGTTTCTTTAGCTTTTTCAATAAAGAATAACTTTTGCAAGTTACTGATGTTATCTATAACTAAGTTGTCATATTGACTAGGATCAAAGAAATCATAAAAGTCATTCAAGTCTTCTATGGGCTTGTCTGGATCAATAGTCCAAATATCATCGTTACCTTGCCAGAAATCGATTCTGTGGAAGCTGTCGTCAAGACTTAGCAAATATGTTCTACCCTTAAGATACTTACTTAATGTTGTTTTACCTACACCAGGGACACCGTAAATCAGCCAACGATATTTAGTGCCCTTATCATCTTTCCAACTAAATGCCGGCATTATTCTTCACCTGCTTCATGAATCAAATTTTTAATACCCTGAAGCTGATTAAGGACACTGCTAGTAATTGCTTTTTCATATGCTTGGATCATTACTTTCTTGAATGCTTCCCACTCATCAGTATTTTTAATTGCTTGAAATGTTTGTCTTGCTTCAGGTGAGTCAAATTCTGCATTTTCCCATCTAGCAGCAAACTTTAATTGTGCCTCTTGCTTAATGCTATCTTTTAACCAATCTTGATCAATCATCATTATCAACCTCTTTATCTAAACCTTCATTACGGACTTTAATTATTGCTTCTTCATAAATTGATCGAACTACGTTTGCTACAACCTCACTTGGACTAGCAGTAAACTTGCCTGGCAAATCTGGCTTATTTTTATTCAGCCAACGCATTGCACCAGAGTAAGTCTTGCCATTCTTTTTAGATTGATAGACTAAATAAATTACCCAATCATCTGCATCATTTTGCATTTTTTCAATCCAATCTTGAAAGTCTTTAAGATCCTTATTGTTCATCTTGCATGTCCTTTCCGTTGTAGTAGTCCATTACTAGTTCCTTCATTGCTTGATCATCAGAACCGTTTTCAAACATCCATGCGTACATTTCAGTGGTTGAATCAAAACCCATATCCTTAGCAGCTACATTAGGTTCTTGTACAATTGACCAAATAATAAAATCTTGACAAGTATCAAATTCTTCATGTTGACCAATTGTGCAGCGTTCATCATCGTAGTAACAAACAATTACATCTTGTCCCTTGAGTTTTTGGTCTTCTCTTTGATTACGAATGAATTGACGTTCTTTTCTTAGTTGTTTTTCAGATTTTGTTTTCATGTGTTATACTTCCTTTGATTGTTTACTTGAGAACTACCACATCATGGCTGGTAGTTCTCTTTTTGTTTAAGTCATAAATTGTAGTTACTAAATCGGTAGCAGCCCACAATTTATCTTTAGTTTCTTTACTAAGTTCCATTTCCTGCTCCTTTAAATCCATTGAAAAATTGCATCCCAAAAGCCATAGGCTAGAAGGCTTGAGGCTAGAAGTACTACAAAGATAAAAATGTTTAAAAACTTGTCATCTAAATTATTTTTGCGAATCGGTTTATTAAATTCTCTATAGAAATTTTTATTTGGCATCATAATTCATGCTCTTTCATAAAATCCGTAAGTGTTTCTCTACTGTAAAGTAGTTGCCTATCTACACTTGTAGGAATGAGTTCATCGCTATGGTTAAGAATCCAATTTCTAAATGTCGATTTACTTACTCCACAAAAGTTAGCAGCTTCAGTTTTATTGAAATATTGCTGTTGAATTGCTCTAGCAATTACTCTTTCAGGAATTGTGACTTGCATTTTTAATGCTCCTTTCTATCTAAGGTTAAAATCACTAATGACTGTTAAGATAAATCGATTGGCTGCAGGATTAGTCTTGCGACCTGTGACGTAGTCACGTGCGTCTTGATTCGAAAGCTTATACATCTTAGCTAAATCAGTAATCTTAATATTATTATCCTTAAGGAAATTTTGAACCAGCTCTCGGCCTGGCAATGTTGATGGCATATGATCACCTTCTTTCTATATTTATTTAGTAAGATAAAAACATAGATAAAAACTTGCATATTTTAGCCAAAGAGATAAAATAAGTGTGTAAGAAATAAAGCATTTAAATAGTTCCCCAACCATTAAAATTGCTATGTTTCTTTAGTTGTTTTTTTCTATTAATTTAACTTACGCAATTATAATAATCTAATTGGCTAAAAATGTAAAGATCATTTTAGCTATTTAGCTTAATTATTTTTGCTATTTTTTGGAGAAACGTTGATATGACAACATTTGAAAGGATAAAAAAATTATCTAAAAAGTTTGATAAAAATCTTCAAGAAGTAGCTATTGAAGCTGGTCTTGGTAAAAATGCTATTTACAAATGGCAGCAACAAAATCCCAAAGGAGTTGATTTAGCCGCTGTAGCTAAAGTTTTAAAAACTTCTACTGATTATCTTCTTGGAAATACTGATAATCCTAACCCCACTGACAATGATTCAGGCATTTCGTGGTTGGATTTAGACATGCCATATGGTGGTAAAATTCCTGACGACTTAAAAGGAATGTACCGTGCCCTAGCTGAGCAATATGTAAAAGACCATCCTGAAAGTCTTAAGAAGGATTAGTATGAATGAAGTAATAACTTGGCTAATGAATTATTGTATGGATCATGATATCGGAATAATTTACAAAAAGAATTTGCCACAAACTGCACCATCTGATAGTTGGCACAATCCCAAATTAATAATTTTCAATGCAAACTACTATAAAGTTAACGAGCGCCCTTTTATGCTTGCCCATGAAATCGGTCATGTTGTGGAAGAAGTGCCTGAATACTATAAGCTAGCGTATTTAGGCATAGAAAAAGGAGAGTTTTCGGCTAATCGTTTTGCGATTAACTTACTTGCTCTCTATTGTTTGGACAACGATATTTATTTTGATAACTACTATAGTTTTGCTAAAGCATTTGGCATCCCTAAGGATAAGTACTATATTTTAGAATTTGCATTTGAATCAGTAACAAAAGTTTAATTGTCCACAGTGACGCTAAACCTGATAATTGTGGAGGAATAAGAAAGTGAAGAAAAGAATACTATCTATATTACTGATTTCACTTGCATTAGTTGGGACTGCAACAGTTGCTCAATCAAATGTTAAGGCAGATTCTTTTAATTATTATTCAACAGGTAAAGGATTTACTCATCTAAAGCATAAAGTTGTTCTGATTAAACCTATTACTATTAGAAAAGTACATTTTTATGGTCACACTTTTTACACTTATTTAAAAGAAAAAAAGACTTTACCTGCAGGAACTCAAATAAAAATCTTGCCTTATGGTGATAAAGGATATTACTGGTTGGTTTTCTATGGTAATAAAGATACAACTCGTTGGGTTTATCCACCAAAAAAGACGGATTGGTTTGATACATATGCTAAACATATTTATATCGACTATGGTTTATTTCATGGTGCTAAGAAACGAATTGAAAAGTCGTATACATTCACTTGGAAACAGTACTGCAAACTAGTAAAAATGGGAATGTACACTTTGATGTATCATCCTTACGGTTCAATTCATAATAAAATCATGAAGCAAATTAAGGCTTGGAATTTAACAGCTGATTAAACAAAAAACACCCGCTTACCGCTGGCACGGTAAACGGGCAAACATAAATGTATCGGAAAAACACAAACTATTTTGTAGACGAGTGCCGACTGGCATCGGCGTTTTCGTCTACCCTATTTTAGCAAAATGGAGGTAAAAATTAAAATGCCAAAAAGAAAAAATACGTCAATTAAAGAGTATGCATTAAAATCTGGTAAAAAACGGTTTATGTTTCAGATTTATCTAGGATATAACAGCAATGGCAAACCCATTATTACTAGAAGACGTGGTTTTAAATCTTATGCTGAAGCAGAAACAGCATATAATAAAATGGCGCTAACCAAACCTGATGATTTTGTTAAACAAAAACAAATTAAAGTTCATGAGTTATTTGATTTATGGTTTAAAACTTACAAAGAAACCGTCAAGCCCCAAAGTGCTAGCAGAGTAACTGTTAATTACAAGCACCATATTAATCCCTACTTTGGCAATAATTACATGGATAGCATCTTAGTGAAAGATCTACAGAAGTGGGCAGACAAACTAGCAACTGAATTAGTTAATTATCGCCCTGTAATATCAATTATGAGATCACTTTATGAGTATGGCATGCGTTTAGGCTATATATCTGATAACTCAATTAGTCGAATTATCATACCAAAGAAAACCACTCGCAAGCGTCGCAATGTGGAAGATAATGTTTATTCTAAAGAAGAGCTTGATACATTTCTTGATGTTGCTAAACAAGTTAACCAATGCGTTTACACTTACTTCAAATTATTGGCTTCCACAGGGATGAGAAAAGGTGAAGCTTTGGCGCTTACCTGGAATGATATTGATTTAGTTAACAATACAATCTCTGTTAACAAGACTTTAACAAGTGTTGACCACAAATTAATTCTTTCTTCTCCAAAAACAAAGAATTCAAAGCGCTCTATTCCCCTCTCAGCCAATTTAAAGCAAGTACTGCTAGATTATCGCAAGAGTGAGAAAATCGTCTCAGTCAAGCTATTTCACAGGTTAAACGGTAACTATTGGTCATTAAGCCAGCCAGGAGATTGGCTTAGAGATGTCTATGCTAAAGATCATGCATTAAATGTTAAATACGCTAAAGAATATAAGCTAGATGATTCTTATGTTAGAGCTAAGGATTTACGTCACATATCTATTCACGGCTTTAGGCATACCTTTGCAACCCTCTTAATCGAAAACACAAACGTCAAGCCTAAAACGGTTCAAATGTTACTTGGTCATGCAAATATAAAAATGACTCTTGATATTTACACCCACATTAATAATAAGAATAAAGAAGACGCAATTAGTTCTATTTCACAACTAAATATTTAA